TTACAAGGTATTATCAATGATCTGGAGCGGACCGGTGTGGAATACACCATTGATGTAGGGGGCACAGAATAAAAAGTACCACGAAGCATTAACGAGCGGATGCGCTGAAACGCCCTATCCATCGGCTTTTTAGAAGATTCGGGCGAATCCGCCCATTAAAAACAAAAAGTGACATTATGTTGCATTTGGGTGACATTCCACCCCTTATAAGAGTCCAATAAAGCCTTTATTGGGACATTACCACTCATTTACCCTTAAAATGCCCTAGAATAGCCTGTAAAACGGTTTTAAATAACAAAAAACGTCTAAGGGAGGCCTTGTTTTAAGGCGTTCCTTTAGTGAACTATAATTGTTAATAAAACTGTTAAAAATCGGTATGGACATTCAAATGGGCATTCAATGGGCATTCACCGTAAAAAACAAAATGTTCTAGATGGGCATTCAATGGGCATTCAAATTACCCGTTTTTTTTTATTGAGTTTTTATATATAATACATGAAAATATATCGAGATACAGGAAAATAGTGTGAGTTTACCCCCTTTAATACATATAGAATTATAGCGTATTTTATTTAATATACTGATTATTAGTGATTTATATGCAAAATACTTATATTTGCATAGATTCAAGCTGCAAATTATGTGTTGGTGTGTGAAATAGACGCGTCGGAGTGCTCCCAGTTTTATAACTGGGGCACTTTAAAACAGTGAATCTAGCCAATTCGTTATATAAGTATCAGGATATAGGCTTTAGTCTATTTTTAAGGTAATAAGATTGTTGTTCGTGTGATCCCGGGTTCCTCCGGGATCTTTTAATATAAGTTATGGATATAAATGATGTAAAATTCAATTGGAAAGAAAGAACTGATGTTTTGTCGAAAATGATCAGAACTTTCGGAAAACAAAAAACGGCTGAACAAATCGACGGGTTTATTGATAAATTAATTGCTGTCGAAGGTGATGAAGATAAAGAACTCGTTGAATTTTTGTTCAAACTACGGTGCGATGTTTTAAAGGATCGAGTTATTTAAAGCATTTTCTGTATAATATTTTTTTGCTGTTTTAAAATATTATCATTTTATTTGCATGAAATAATAAAACAACAATCTTATAAAACAAAATCATGAAAAAAGTAATGCTTATAGTACTAGCTAGTACATTATCTTTATCGTTGTCTTCATGTTATAGCTCTCAATTGTATGTAGGTGGCATGGAGGTTGATGAACCAAAGAGAGTTTTCAACTCAAAGACAAACAATCATTTTCTTTTCGGACTTATATCACCAGCGTCAAACAAAAAGGATATTAAGCAATATGTTGGAGATCGTCAAAAGTATGCAATCAAAAATCACCATACTTTTTTAAACGGTTTTTTGGAGGTTATAACTTGTGGTATCTATACTCCATCAAAAACTACATTTTATGTACCTATAAATGAATGACATTTAAAATTTTATGCCTCGTTCTTTTTAAGTTCGGGGCATTTTTTTGTAATTGTATCTTCACTCAATTATTATCTTTATTTTATGGTCGGGACATCTGTTTGCGCAGAAGAGCCTGATATACGCGATGAGCTCCGCTTTTTTTGGACAGTTTCTGCATGGGAGTCGGAGTTTGTTGTTGGGGATTCTTGCTGTTCTAGTTTAGCAAGTTTAGTTTCTAATTCTTTTATTCTTCTCTCTTTTTCCGCGATGATTTCAGCCTGTAGCTTTTTGTAATCCTCATACATATTATATATATAAGCAGTATCCATTGTATTAGGTGAAGCTGTACTTTTTATTTCATTTTTTAACATAGAGCCTTCGCCAGTAAGAAGCCAGCCAATATCTAATCTGGGGAAATTTATTGCAATGCTTTTTAATTTATCAGGTTGAATAGATACCCTCATGCCCGAAATAAAGCCTGTAGATACTCCTATTATTCTACAGAAATCAACATCTTTTATACCTTCTTTTTTTAAAAACAGTTTAAGTCTTTCTTTAACAGATACTTCCATTGCTTTGTTATTTATATTTTATTCTAAATAGGTTGCAATGCAATAAATTATTCACCTTTTCCTTGGTTTAAATATTGCATTGCTTTATATTTGCGTCAGGTTTAATATAAACCGCGCCAAATATAGCAATTTTAATCCAATAAATATTGAATATGGGACAAGTAATTAAGTTAGGCGCACAAGGCAAGAAGGAACTTGCTGTCGCCTTTAAAGTAACAATGGCCTATGTCGGACAGGTGTTGTCCGGTCAGAAAAAGGGTGGTAAAGCTCCGGCAATCTGGGAAGCCGCTAAGAAACGGAACGACAGTAAGCTGTACAATGTTGACGAAATTGTCAAGCATGAAACAGTCAAAATCCTCGACAACAAGGGTAATGTGAAAGCGGAACGTATTAATTAATAATGTATAATTATATGAAACAAACAGTAGAAGAAGCAGCTCATCTTTTTGCTGAAAGCAGGAGTAGCGGTAGTTTATTCCCTGCATATTATCAGGGATTTGTAGCGGGAGCGGGCTGGCATAGAGAACAAGCAATTGAAGCTCTTTCCTCCATTTTAGAGAATTGGAAACCTGGTGGTGATACAGACTGTATCATTGCCGAATTTGTAGAAAAGTTAAATAATATATAAACGAGCGATACATGCACGGGCATTGGATAACAAAAGAATACATATACTTGATAAATATCGGGTTTTCCTTATATAAATTGGCGTTGTTACCTATGATTTATATAAGGTTGCTGAATGATAACGGGTTTAACATTCAGGTTGGATTCGGACCTCTTGTCGCCGAATTTATAAAGGTGAAGAAATATCCGGATGAAAAAATCCGGAATATTATGGAAAATATAATATCAAATTGGTAATGAAAACATTCAGAATAATCCATATAGTGGCCGCAGTCATCGGCCTTGTGGTAGTGCTCAGACTGGCGGACAATCTCCGCCCCACCTTCAACGAGAACCTTGCCGCCTCGGTCCTTGCAGTCGTATGCTGTCTTTCCCTTGTCGGACAAAGGTATTACAGGGAGGAGAAATAGGACCGCGGTCAGGGAGCCGGAAGGCGGCCCGCGTTTCCGGTCCGACGCCGGAAACCGCACAAGGTTAAACAATAAAACGGTTGATATGGCTGTAATCTATAATGACAAGGTATGTATCTACGCCAACGAGCTGATCATGTATGATCCGAAACGCAAGGTGGGTTCCGAGAAGGGCTTCCTCCCGATAGGAACATACAACACGAAGGTGAACAGAAAGCAGATTGTTGTAGCCGAGCGTGCCAGCTTCAGACGCCCCGCCCTGGTGGAGTTTGACTCGCTGGAAGTATACATACAGCAATTATACATCAAATATTACGGTGATCCCCATGAGGATGTCGAACGTGCCGCCACCAGTCCGCTTGAGAGGGCTGTAGGGTACAACGAGGCCGCCTACTCCTTCTTCACCACCTACAGGGACGGTGCGGGAAAGCCGCTCAGACCGGAGAAGGTCACGCTCTATACGCTCCAGGTACGTGTCCTGGATGCAGTCATCCGGCTGCGTGACAGCAATGCGGAATGCGGTTTCGGACGTGGCGGATCCCGTTTCAACGTATGGGACAGGCTGAGTGAGATGGTGAACGGTCTGCTGAAAGTGCGGGACAGCAAAGGCAACACCCGCTATCCCCACAAACTTCCTTCGACGGGAAAGACGCTCAAACGTAAAGTGGACCAGTATGAGGCGGAAGGCTTCATCGCTTTGGTGCACAAGAACAAGGGCAACACGTCCGCCGCCCTGATACGGGACGAGGAGGACGAGGCGATCATGCACAAGCTGCTTTCCCAGCACATGAACTTGAATAACGCACAGATCATGGAACAGTATAACAAGATAGCCTCCATATTGGGGAAACCGGAAATCAAGAGTCCTGTCACGGTGGACAGGTACCGGAAGATGATGGAATCCACCACCCTGGGGCACCAGCGCGGTACCGCCGCGCTGAGGAACTCCCTCGAGATGCAGCACAAGCGCGAGGCTCCGAAGACCGCCATGACCTACTGGACACTGGACGGATGGGACGTGGAACTGGTCTACCAGAAAAGGCAGCCGATGGACAAAAAGGTGAACGGTGAGACAAGGACTTACAAGAAAACCACCTACCACAACCGCAAGACTATCGTGGTGGTGCTGGACGCCTGCGGCAAGTACCCGATAGGATACGCCGTCGGCGACCATGAGAGCCCGGCATTGATACGCGAGGCGTTGCGCAACGCCATCAGGCACGCCCGGGAACTGTTCGGTGCACGGTACAAGCCGCTGCAGTTGCAGAGTGACAATTACCAGAAGGGGGTGATGGTTCCGTTCTATGAGGCGATGACGGTGCACTACATCCCCGCCGCGCTCCACAACGCCAAGGCCAAGATCATCGAGCCCTACTTCAATTATCTGAACAAGACGTACTACCAGCTGGAGAAGAACTGGAGCGGGGTGAACATCAACAGCAAGCGCGGCTCCCAGCCCAATATAGAGATCCTGAACTATAACCGCCACCTGATCCCCGACGAGGAGGGCGTGCTGGCGCAGATACACGGTATCATGCAAAGGGAGCGGGCCAAGAAGCTGGAGGCGTACATGGCCGCATGGGAACGCACCCCCATGGAACGCCGGATGCCGTTCTGCGACGAGGAATACCTGTTTCTCATGGGCGACACGACGGGACGCACCAACCGGCTCACCGGCAAGGGGCTGCTGATCGAGCTCTTCGGGGAGAGGATCAATTATGAGAGTTTCAACATGGAGTTGCGCAACCATTTCCACGAGGACTGGTCCGTGCACTACGATCCCGACGATTTGTCGCAGGTGCTCATCGTCAATGCAGAATCCACCAAAGGGCACCGGCTGGCAAAGGAGACCGGGGACCTGAAATTCCTCCTGCAACGTGACATGAAGACACCGATGGCCCTGATCGACCAGAAACCCGAACATTTCGAGCACCGCAGGAAGGTGGACGAGTTCAACCGGCAGTTCGAGCGGCGGTATGTGGCCAGACAGGAGCAGGTGGACGAGGTGATAATCGCCATGCAGGAGCGGAACCCGCTTCTAAAAAGCAACAGCCTGTTGGACCGTGCCCTGCTCACTGACAGCCGGGGACGGCACAAGGACCGCAAGTATGAGGCGCGTGGCCAGACGGTGGAGGATGTGGATTTTGAAGAGATTGCGCCCGGACCTCTCAGGGTTCCGTCCCCTCTTGCGGATGACGATTACGAATGGGACGACGCCGACATGAATTTTTCAAGATGATTTAATAACACTTTAAAAACAGCATAATTATGGATAAGGAAGCATTGAAACAGTACATAGAGAATTTGATAGCCCGTGGTTCAAAACCTTCAGAACTGGCCCGTCGCTGCGGCGTGTCCGACGCGGCCATGTCCCAGTTCCGCTCCGGCAAGTACGGTGCGAATGACGACAACCTGGCGGTCAGGATCGCCACAGGCCTTTATTTCTATGAGAATTCCCGCAATGTGGTTGATACCGTAACCTCTTACCGGCAGGTGAAGCGGGCGTTCGAGGTTGCCAGGGGAAAGAGCAAATGGGTATGTATCAGCAGCCGCAGCGGAAGCGGAAAGACACAGTCTCTGATCGACCTGTACAATCTGTGCGGTGACAAGGGGGTTGTATATATCAAGTGCCGCAAATGGAGCAGCCGCAAGTTCCTTACCAAACTGGCGCAGGCCATGGGAGAGAATGTGACGCGCTATATGGATAATGACAGCCTGCTGGACCTGTGTATCGCGCACATGAATTCCCTGTCCTCCTATAAGCCCGTCCTGCTGATCGATGATGCCGGCAAGCTCACGCATTCGGCCATGTGCACGCTTATTCCCCTGTATGATGACACGCTGGGGCGCATGGGGTGCCTGGTGGCCGGCACGGAAACGCTGGAGCGCAATATCAGGCGGTATGTGGGACGTATTGAAGGGTATGACGAGATAGACGGGCGTTTCGGCCGCAATTACATCACCCTTCTGGGTGCTACCAGAAAGGATGTCATCGCCATCTGTATGGCCAACGGCGTGCAGGACAGGGAGACGGCGGAAGAGATATGGGGAAAACTTCCCAAGGTCAAGAAGCAGCCGCGTGAGGATGATCCCCGCCAGGTATTGTTCGCCGATGACCTGCGCGAGCTTTCGGGAATGATAGACAATGTGGTAATCAGACAGGAAATCAGCAACGGAGGAGCCGGCTTATGATCAGGTCATTGTCGTTTGACAACATATTGAACAAAAAATACGAATACATCCCCTTTTCCAAGGATTTCATGGATGCCTTTGGAAAGAGGCAGAAATCCGGGGCGTGGATCGTATACGGCAAGTCCGGACAGGGAAAGACCTCCTTCACCTTCCAGTTGGCCAGGGAATTTGACCGTATCGGCTACAAGGTGCTGTTCATTTCCCTTGAGATGGGTGTCGAGTCCGATTTCAGGGACTCCCTGCTCGGATTCATGAATTCGTCAAGGAGCGGGATGCTATTCTGGGACGAGGTCCCCACTTTCGATGAGTTTGACGAATTCCTCGGGAAACAGAGATCCCCGGACGTGGTCATCATCGACTCCCTGCAGAGTCTTGAAGGCGAGATGGACGTCACCGCCAAGCAACTGGTCGAACTCAGGAAGAAATACAGGAAGAAGATATTCGTATACATCTCCCATGTGGAGGGGAAGGAGGTGCAGGGGACGGTGGCCTACAGAGTCAAGAGGGACTGCTTCTCCCGCATAGAGGTGAACGGATTCTGCGCCCGGTACATGAGCCGTGGTGTTCCCGGTCCGAAAGGATTCTATGTGGTCTGGAAGGAGGGTTATGAGAGATGCTGGCTCAGGAACAGTGACGAACCATTTAACAGCAATAACAATGAACAAGAGAATTGAATTACCCGCGACAAACGCCCAGAAGCGGTGCATACACCGCCTCAGACGGCAGTTCGGGCTGGACGAGGATGAATACAGGCATCTTGTCCGGCAGTTCAGCGGCGGACGGACAACGACGTCCGCGGAGTTGTACAAAAGCGAGGCCGCAAGGCTGATCGGGACGCTGCTCGATCCCAACGGGAGAAAGGATCCGGAAAGACGGGAGAAACTGGCGCTGGTCAAGGCCATTTACGCCGTGTCGATGGATATCGGTTCTCTCAACAGGAGCTACCGCAGCGACAATCCCGTGGAGGTCGAGATGAACAAGGCGAAGATCACCTCCTTCCTGAAGAGCCACGGAGGATGCAGGAAGCCGGTGTCAAGCCAGAACCTGGAGGAACTGAAGGCCACACTGAAACAGCTGAAGGCCATAAGACGGAAGGAGGAGGTATGAGAATGAAGCACCTTGTGTATGCGATATCCGCCCTCTCGGCTTTCACGGGCATGATAGTTAATGATGACTTCTGGGCGAAAACATGGTCACTGAACGCCATGTTATGGATTCTGGTAGCATGGACAAACGATAATAAAAACAACAATAATGACAATGGAAAAGACGAAATTCGAAAAGGAATGTGCTGACATGTGTGCCGATTGCCACGCCAAAGGACTGGACATCTGCCGGGAGGATGCGGACACCGTGCAGCCGATGTTCGCCCGGTGCGGGCTGTGCGGGAAGGTGTTCTGTGAATACAACAACCACATGACCGTGAACCATCTCTGCTGGGAATGCCAGACAGCCATAGAACAGAACGTTGACTGCAACGAGGAGATAATCGACCCTGATTTATTCAGGAATTTATTCACTAATAAATAAGAACAGATATGGATATCAAGAATTTATCTGAAAAGGAACGTGAGGCCCTGCTAAGCAAGCTGCAGGCCGAAAAGAAAAGAAAGGACGGGGACCGAAAGAAGAACTACCAGAAGCTGCGTGCCAGATTCCTCGCCTCTGTGGAGAGGAAGCTCCGCAAGTATATCAAGGACGGCCAGGAGTTCAAGGAATGGCTCCGTAAGGAGGCCACCGCCTACTATGACCAGCTGAAGGAGTACGGCGGCCTGAAACGTGACGAGCAGCTCGGGTTCGAGGTGAAGAACGACACTTTCAAGGTCTCCGTCAAGGGGAACCGGGTCAAGGGCTTCGACGAGAGGGCAGACGTGGCAGAGAAGCGCCTTGTGGACTACCTGAACGCATGGATCGGCAAGAAGGGCGATGACGGGCGCAACCCCATGTACAAGCTGGCCATGTCGCTGCTCCAGCGCAACGAGGCCGGGGATCTTGACTACAAGTCCATCTCCCGCCTGTACGAGCTCGAGGATGACTTCAATGACCCCGAATATTCGGAAATCATGCAGCTCTTCCGTGAGAGCAACGTGGTGGAAGGCACGGTGATCCGCTTCTACTTCGAGGAGATGGACGGAAATAATCAATGGAAAAGAATAGAACCCTCATTTAACAAGATGTAAGTTATGATGCACAATTGGTTTGAATGTTCCATCCGCTACGAGAAGGTGGCGGAGAACGGTATGAACAGGAAAGTAACGGAAGCCTATCTGGTCGATGCGCTCAGCTTCACGGAAGCGGAAGCCCGTATTATTGAAGAAATGAACCCGTATATCAACGGTGAATTTACAGTTTCGGGCGTCAAACGCGCCGGTTACAGCGAACTGTTCCCCTCTGAGGAAGATGCGGCCGACCGCTGGTTCAAGTGCAAGCTGTTCTTCATCACGCTGGACGAAAAAAGCGGAGCGGAGAAAAAGACCCCCACTACCGTACTGGTACAGGCTTCCGACCTTCGCGATGCCGTAAAGAAACTGGACGAAGGGATGAAGGGCACGCTGGCGGACTATGTCATCGGCTCGGTGGCCGAGACCGCCATTATGGATGGCTATCCCTACACTGCTGATGTGAAACCTGAATTCTCCGGCGATGATAAGAAGGAAGTTTGACCATCCCCATGTAGTCCTGTGCCGCACATGCTGCGGCCGGGGCTTTCTTGAGAACCTGGACGAGCTGACGGACACCGTAAGTACCGTTACCTGTCCCGGCTGCGAAGGGAGCGGACGTGTGGTCGTATCCTCCGTTACCCTTACCACCGTGGAGCCCTATGATCCCGAATCCCCAAATCTCGCGCTGTATGGAAAAGGACGGAATGAATGAGTATCTGCTGAAAAATTTGGAGAGGGCCAAATCCGCAATGGAGGAGATACTGGATGAACCAAGACTCCGGTGCCGGGAGAGCTGGCATAAGCGTGACAGGGCGTTCCGTCCGCAGAGTTTCAGGAAAAGAACCACCTGGCACCGCATAAGGAGCCGGTGCTTTTAAAACAGATTTAAGAACCTTTTAAACGACAATCTTATGAACCTGAGAAAAGACAACAAGGAAAAGAAACCGATGCAGCTTATGCTGGACGAGATCTCCGGAATGATGGGCGTCTCCCAGGAGATGATCCTGTCCCGGATGATATCCAGGAACATATCCGATTCAAGGATGCTGTTCTGCTATATGGCGTACGAGGAAGGGTATCTGTTCCGTGAGATAGCCTCCTTCCTGAAGATATCCAGATGCAGGGCGACAACCGCGTATTATGATGTGAGACTGAGAAAGGAAAAGTTCCGCCCGATCATTGCAAGGCTGGCCGGATGCGGAACGGGAGGTGTCTAGCAGCACTGCAGGTGACGGTTCCCGCACGGTCCGGAAAACCCAGGCGGGACTATACCAACCATTTCCGGCAAGACAGGCCGCTTGAGGGGGTGTACTTCACGGACTTTGCAAGGGATATGCTTGAGAGAAGGGGAAAACGCAAGTCCGGACATTATGCCGCGGTTTATGATGCGGTCCTCCGGCACATAGACAGGTTTTCCACCGAATTCGACTGTGACATCTTCACCAATTCCGTGACGGAGGAGTTTCTGGACGACTTCATTGCCTATCTTGAGAGCCGGGGGCTGCGTCACAACACCATAGCGGGCTATGTCCAAAAGATACAGTCGCTCTTCAGAAAAGCATCGCAGTACAATTACGCCGTCGACGCCACCTATGACGGAACAGATTTGCGTGATGAGCCGGTAAATGCCGTTTTCCTCTCGATGAACGAGATCGCAAGGATCTACTATTACAAGTTTGAGAGGCAGGACAGAAGAAAGGCCAGGGAGCGGATACGTGATCTGTTCGTCATAGGCTGTCTGACCGCTCTGAGATATTCCGATTATTCGACATTGACAAAAGACAATTTGAGAGATGGATACATCATAAAAAGGACAAAGAAGACCAATGTGGACGTCAAGGTCCCGGCTCATGATTATGTAAGGGAGATATTCGAGAAATATGACGGGAACATACCCGGAGGACTGTGCATACAGTATTTCAACAAGTATCTGAAGGTCATCATGAGGGAGATAGGGCTTACCGACAGGATCACTTTCTCCTACACGAAGGGAGGAAGGCTGGTCACGGAGACCCGGGAGAAATGGGAACTGGTCAGCAGCCATACGGCAAGAAGAAGCGCGGCTACGAACATGTATCTTACAGGACGGATGAAGACATTGGAGATCATGAGACTGACAGGGCACAGGTCTGAGCAGAACTTCTTCCGGTATATCCGGCTTACTGCGGATGATACGGCCCGGTCAATCTCCGGAGACAGTTTTTGGAGGAAATAATAATCTGCCATTTGCCGGTGTCGGCAAATGGCTCATAACAATAATGAAATGAGTGAAACAAAAATCATATTAGATGCCTGTTGTGGCAGCCGTATGTTTTGGTTCGACAAGGAAAATCCTTGGACCTTGTTTGCTGACATTAGAGATGAAGAGCATACTCTTTGCGACGGTCGAAGTCTGAAAGTTCATCCGGATATTGTATCTGATTTTACCAATATGCCATTCCTAAATGAATCTTTTAAACTGGTAGTTTTTGACCCGCCCCATCTTTTAAATGTGGGTAAAGAAAGTTGGTTGGCCAAGAAGTATGGTAAACTTCCCGAAGATTGGCCAAGGGTGATAAAAAAAGGAATTGATGAATGCTTTCGAGTACTTGAAAATTACGGTGTCCTCATTTTCAAATGGAATGAAGACCAGATAACGGTTAAAGAAGTATTGAAAGCCATCGGACGGCAGCCGTTGTTCGGTCACACCACCGGAAGGCATGGCAAAACTATGTGGATGTGTTTTATGAAACTACCAATTAACTAATAACCAATGAAGATATGAGTGAATTATATATACCGCCTGAGCGGCCTGAGAGGAATCTTGTTAATGGCCAGTTTTTAAAAGGTTGTACTCCACATAATAAAGGGAAGAGAATGACCTATCATTCAAAGTGGACGAAGCGTAGAAGTTTACAAGGTTTGGTAAAAGGTCGTGGAGCGCATCATAAAACTGGTGCAGGTATGAATAAGAAATCTGTTGTCGTTATTAAAGACAGGAAGTTGATAGGTGTATATGCTTCTGTCAATGAGGCTGGTGCAAAATTATGTATTACTCCATCTCACATAAGTGATGTTTGTTTAAAAAAGAAAGGTCATAAAACGGTGAGAGGCTATAGAGTGTATTTTGAGAACGATAATGCATGGTTAACAGAAATTGATTATTAATATGACAAAAGAAGAAGCATTTAAAATATTTCATATAGAAGATTTAAGAGATCTTCCTGATGCAGTAATGCGTATTCTTGACGGTTCTGTAGAATTACGCAATAAAATCTATAACGAATTGATCCGTATGAATGATTACGATATGTCTTATGATTGGTTTCAGGCTTTGTATGAGAATGAATTGTCAGAGCGGAAGCAGAAGAAACAGGATTTCACACCAAACTCCCTTGGAATCCTTTGTTCTAAATTAACCAGCCAGGCTGGTTCGATACATGAGCCTACAGCCGGAAATGGTTCTATGATAATCGCTGATTGGTGGCAGCGGTGCCACAACAAGATTCCTTGGGAGCACTTTCCATCGCAGAATATGGTGACATGTTGGGAGTTGTCTGCACGATCAATACCTATTTTGCTCCTTAATTTATCAATTCGCGGGATTATGGGGTACGTTTATCATGGCGACGTTTTGGGAAAATCCATAAAAATGAAGTATATTCTTCTAAACCGTAAAGATGATACTTTAGGGTTTAGTGATATTATAAAGGATCCTGAACATAAACTTATCATAAAAAGCAATATACAATGACGATTCAAGAGATATACAATAAATGGCTTCCTGTTAAGCGCAAGTTAGTAAAGGAAAGTACATGCTCCACTTATGTCTATCAGTTCACACAAAAAATACTTCCGATATATGGAGATAAAGACCCGGAATATGTTACTAATGACGAAATGCAGAGATTTATGCTGTCTTTGATTGAAGAAGGGTTATCTGTGAAAACAGCTAAAGACATATTCATCTCTTTTAAGATGCTATTGTATTATGCAATGGAACGATTTGGTGTAAGATATATTAAATATCGTGTTCAGTTTCCTACTGCCAATATGGAAGCAACTAAAGATCTTGAAGTATATACAGAATTTGAACAAAAAAAAATAATCTCGTACATAGTGGATTATCCGAAACCTAAGCGCTTGGGCATTCTAATAGGCTTGTGTACAGGTATGAGAATTGGTGAAATTTGCGGACTGAGGTGGGAGAATATAGATGTTGATAACAAATGTATCCATGTAACTCATACTATTGAACGAATTATGGATATTGACACCCGAAAAACCAAGGTTATAGAATCTACTCCCAAGACTATAGAAAGTCGCCGTGATATTCCGATAGGCCGTGATTTACTCGGTATCTTGAAAAAATTCAAGGCTTGCTATAATGATAGTTTTTATGTCACTACTGGAGATGAGAAGTTTTGTGAGCCAAGGGTTTACCGAAACTATTACAGGCATCTCGTTTTGAATGAAGTTGGATTGGACAGGTGTATTAAGTTCCACGGTCTAAGGCATTCATTCGCCACACGCATGATTGCATCTAAAGCCGATATGAAGACAACGAGTCGTATCTTAGGACATTCAGATGTATCTACGACTATGAATCTATATGTTCATCCATCAATGGATGATAAACTGGATGCGATAAACAAGTCCATGAAAAACTTATTCAAATAACTCAAAACTGAACAGAAATGAAAAAGACTTTTAAACAATGGGTAAAACAGGATAAAGACTTGGATGACTTTTTATCGCCAGGTGATTATATTGACGAAAGGTTATATAACTATATAGGGGAAATCATACCTCCTGCATATTACTCAAGAGACTTTATACAAGGATGCGACGCCATTAAAAATGAAGGCGATGTATTATTCTACATTACAGCACACAGAACCGTTGATAATCGGTACTTATATCTCGGTGTTTTACCGGAATTTAAACAATAATTCAAAACAAGATAAAAAAATGAGTAAATCAGAAGAATATATTGAAATCAAGAGTTTTGTGGTAGTCAATCCCAACTTCCCGGTTATCACAAAAGAAAGTGCTCTTAAAGCCGTTGCAATGGCAGAGGAAGAAATGAAACGGAAAGCCATCGAAGTTCTTTCCTCTGTTTTGGATAACTGGGTGCATGGTGGTGACGCAGACTGTATCATTGCGGAGTTTGAGGAAAGATTAAATATCGGATAAAAACAGAACGGGCGCCCTGCGGCATACAATAATATGCGGGGCGCCCGTTGTCAATGAGAAGTTATCGTGTTTCTTTCCGCAGTCTTTCCCTGACCTGCCGCTCCGTGAATCCGAATGCCGCGGCGAACTGTTTGAATTTCTCCTTCTGCCCGGAGGGGAGAAGGGAGTACAGGCTTGAGAACGGCGTGCCGCCTTCCAGCGCTTTCCTGATTTCTTTCTTTTTCATATAAGTTCCTTTATCTGTTTCTTACAACATTCACAATCACACAGCAGCAACCTGGCCTTGTCGAACATCTTCTGTCCTATATTGCCGGACAGGTAGCATATCTCCTCACCCCACGGGTCGATCCCCAGCGCCTTTGCCATGTGCGCTTCCAGGTGCTTCCTTTCGTGGTCATAGGAGTTCTGGAACTCGGCGGGCGACGATGTGGTCCCTATCACCATGACCGTCTGCCTTGTGCCGTAGTTGGAATAGGTGAGTCCGGTATCCGGTTTGCCGGAGGACAGGTTCCTGTACGCCGTTTCCAGATCATCCCCGCGGCAGCCTATGTCATAGAGCCTGCCCATGATCTCGTCGGTGTAGTAACAGTCCACGGCATAGTAGACTTCCACCTTCCATCCGTACTCCTCTATGTCAAACCGCTGGCGGATCATAACATCTCGTCCCATTCCACCGGTTCCCCGGCCCTTGTCATTTTCGCATACCACATACACATGACCATGCCTTCCGGAGCGTCATGGTCATCTATGATATCCTTGACGTAGAGTGCCAGATGGGGCTCGTCGGCAATGGAGGACTTGAAACAGTCCGCTTTTGCCTGGTTGGCCACGTATACATAGTCATATAATGTGTTGTTCTCCACCCTGACCCCGTTCTTGGCCAGAAGCTCGTCCACCTTGTCCTTGGTCATGGGTTCGATCTTCTCGCTTTTTCCGGTTGCCGGGTTCATCCTGCGCATGAGTGACACGGCGAAGTCGCACAGCTTCTTGTTGAAGTGCCAGCCATTGTGCCGGAGATACGCCGTCATCTCCTTTGGCCGGTCATCATATATGTCCAGAGGTTCCTTTGTCCTGTTCATAGTCTTCTTGTTAGCCGGGACGGGGGGAATCCTCCGTCCCAGTGGGTTAAACTAACGGTATCTTGAATAGCGTCCTGTTCCGGGCACTCCGCGGCGCTGGCCCATCGAGCCGCCGCCATAACGGTTCCCGTATCCTCCGCCGTATCCGCCACGGTTTCCATAACCGCCACGTTGTCCCATGTCGTCATACTCGTCATAGTCATCGTAGCCGTCGTCGCGTTGTCCCATGCCGCTCCCTTCCGAGAGTTCCTCAATGCACTGCATGAGCTTGCCGCCATACTTGAGCATTTTTTCAGCATAATCGGACATTCTCTCGACCTTGCTGTCTTCTATCTCGATCATCATCATACTTGTTGTTTTTTAGGATTGTTCGTACTGGGCCTTTCCGCGGGTTTAAGCAGTTCGGCCATCATGGCCTTCAGCTCGGATATCTCCTCCCTGAGAGCCTTGTTTTCCGCCTCCTGTCTCTGCCTTTCGGCAAACTCGGGATTCAGGATCTCCATCATCTTGCCGCAGGCGTCCACTATGGCACGGTGGTGGTCTATGCTCCTGAGTATCTCCGCGGACCTGTTCCTCATGGCCGCCACCTCGGAGTTCATCGACTCCCTTGACCCGGATATGACCATGTTCCCGCCTCCGGGGAAATTCGCGTCGGCGATGTCCGCCCCCGCTGGTATCTTCTGGAACGTGACGGTCTGTTCGCCGACCTTGACGGTGATGTCCACCACCATCTTCATCGGCTGGCCGAACATCACCGGCTGTGTCCCGTCCGGGACCGGGTTGGATACTCCCGCAATGGCACCGACCTCCACATAAGGCGTCCCGTCCTTATGGAGTATGTAAAACTGGCTGTTGACTCTTAAATTCTGGAAAGGCATAATTGTTTCTCTTTAAATGGAGGGATTCCTCCCTCCGTGTTCTTAAACTACTCCGGTCATTATCTGCAGAGTGTTTGTCGTCCTGTCGAACCAGAACTCGAACACTCCCGTACCGGGGATGTCGGCCGCCGTCAGCGCTTCCCCGTTGTACTTGGTCACGGCCTGTGTCACCCCGTTTGTCTCGAACAGGACCGGCAGCGTCCCGGTTGTCCCTGTGGGAACGGCCTGCGCCAGGTCAATGTAGATGGTTCCCCTGTACCAGGCATTCACGAATGAATGGTTCGGGAAGGAGAACACCACATTGTCGGCGGTGACATTCACTCCGGATGTGACTATTGCGGCCGATCCGCGTCTGTTAACGAATTGAAAAGGAAATGGCATGATTACCTCCTTTCTCCGGGTCAACCCCAGAAACCGTTACCCGCCCCGAAACCGAAGCCGTATCCAAGACCATATTGGGCCGCCACACAGGTGGGGATTCCCACAACCGGGCTGTACGGCACCTTGGCCACTTCGGGCTGGTTGCACTCAATCTTCGCCAGACGGGCGCTCAGATCACCCAGCGCGGCGTTGACAGGCGCGATGGTCTGTGCGGACACCTGTGCGAAATACGCGTTCTGGTGCTCCTGCGAGAGCTGGTTGACGAGCGTGCTGTTTCTTTCCCGCAACGTGTCGATCTTGTCAAGCAGCGCCTGGTTCTGCATGGCGTCCAGCTTGCTGATGATGGCGTTGGTGTTGGCCGTGCCTGCGTCACGCAATGCGAGCGTGTTCTGGTTGGCCGTGTTCACCAGGGTGTTTGTCTGGTTGCAGACGGACAGCTGGTTCTCGTAGCCCATTTTGGTGATGTTCTCGTTTGTCTGGCAGCAGCACTGGCAGATCTGCGACTGGATGGCATTGTTGCCCTGCATGATCGCGGTGACGATCTGGTTGGTGTTCATGCCCATCTGGTTGCCGATGTTGCATATCTGCATGCCAAGACCGTTTATGGCGGCCAGTACGGCATCGGAAGAGGTGTTCAACGCAGTGGCCAGGCTCTGGATGTCGTATCCGTTGCGTTGTACGGCCTGCATGATCACGGCGGTGTTCGCGTCGTTCTGCACGAAGGGGACCACGCCGCCCTGTCCGTTGCCCATCATTCCGCCACGGGCGCCGCCAAAACCGCCGAAGCCTCCCCATCCCATCAGGATGAACAGAAGCAGGATGGCGAACAGGTCGTCACCCCAGCCGTTGCCGTTACGGCTGTTGCCGTTTCCCATCAGCGCCAGGATGTTCGGATCCACACCGCGCTGTTGCATAAGCGCCGGAAGCATGGCCAGAATGCCGTTGGTGCCGCCTCCGGAGTTCCCGTTCTCGGGGAACACAAAAGTTCTTGATTCACTCATAGTTGTATTTGTATTTTGTAGTTCCGGTCACTAATCCGACCGTGGTGCAAACATACTCAACTACACGCGCTCCGTCGAGCGTCCTGTTCTGATGTGTTTCCTTATTTGTTCCAGATATATTCCGATCATCGGCGAGGTGATGTTCCGGGCCAGCAGATGCCGTATCCCCCGTGCCGTGCGGTTGGTCATCCCCGCTATCTGGTCCGGATACAGGCCGGCTTCCGAGAGCAGCCTGACAAGCACATATCTGGCGTCCGTGGACTCCATGTCCCTGAAGTCGCCCAGTATACGTTCCCTCGGCACTTCCGTTTCACGCTCGGTCAGGCCGAGAAGTTTGAAGAAAATTTCGCTCTTGCACATAAACTTCCAATTTTTATTATTACTTTTGTGCACCACATAAAAATAGTACATAAATACTCGCGTCAAGGACTTTGGCCCTCAGCGTGCGAGTATCTATGTACTATTCTTCGTTTTTATGTGGTAATTTAAACGGAAGCGTTGAGGGCTTTTTTATTATTAACCCTCCCTTTGTTGCATATTTATTTCATAATCACTACCTTTGTCATACAGGTAAAATTTTTTTTCAAATTGTTCAAATGTTTCAGGGTATGAGGAAATCCAGGATAAACACTCCGGGAAGAAGTTATGTGTTCCGTCTTACGGATGTCGTGCGCATTTATGACGAGCACAGCCGTAGCGGCCTTTCGAACCGTGAGATATTCCGCCGTTACATCTGGCCCAAATACCGGATATGTGAGCGTACCTTCTACAACATGATCAAGGCCAGCGCGGACGACCGTGTCATCGCCCGGCAGCGCGAGATGCAGATGACGCTTTTCTAAAGTCTCTCAACCACCCTGAACGTGTATTCCTCCACATCCTCCACCACCTCCGCATGATTATGGTTTGTGTCGCTGGCGGTACGCCGGAACATGTCAAAGCTGACCTTTCCGTTGTCCCCCTTGAAATCATGCAGGCAGGCGCTGATCTCCTCCAGCAGGCTGAAACGTTCCAGGGACTGCTGCTGATATCGGCTTCCCTTCCTTGACGAGCCTTTCCAGGGGGTCACGACATGCAGCCTGACTGTAACCGCCGCCTGCTGTACGGCACCCGATAGCGTCGTCCATTTATACGGCATGAACTCAAGGAACACGGCGGGCATGTCGAAAGGCTCCTCCTCCTCGATGAAGTCGACCTGCTCGTTCCACAGGTCATAGGTCCTGACTGCCGGCACCCCTTGCCTGTCCGGCAGCTGTTCCAGGCGTTCCTGGAGCTGCAAATAGAAAAAACTTCTCATACTTTAATCGTTATCGTTGAACACTTTCTTCAAATTCTCCATGGCTATCTCATCCAGCAGTTTCTCCAGATCCGGATGGCGTCCGATGAACTGACGCCTGGGAATCATGATCCTGCTTCCTGTCTTCTTCAGCGCCATGGCCTTGTAGAACTCCGCATCCCGGGATATCTGCCGGTTTTTCCTGCCGTTCCGTGCCTTCCCGGCCTTTGTCCGGGCTATACCTCCCACGGCCTGCCTGTACTTTATCCAGAAATATCCTTTCATCCTGCGGGTGACGGTGATGCTTCCCCCCTCGTTGTGTATCTTCGCATACGGCACGGACGAGGTGATCTCCACCCCCTTGGCTCCTTCCATTATCTGGGAGCGTATGCTGCGTCTGAGGGTCCCGGACTGTACGAGCAGGCCTCTGGTTTCGTCCGTGTCACCCTTTCGCCTTTTCCATTTCTCGTTGAAGAAGGCCTCGCGCTTGAAATTCATGTCGAACTCCTCCTTCGCTTCCACCCTGATGTCATTCAGCGTAAGGCGGATGAACCGGTTTATCCGTCCCCGCAGCTCCCTCATGGTCTTTCCGGAACCGTTGTCAGCCATTGCCGCCTCCTTTCCCGGCCTGTTTCCGGATGATCCGGCAGGCCCTGCACAGTTCATTCCCGTCCCCTTTGCCGTCACAGTCCGCACAGTCCTTGCGGGTGTACGGGTTATATGCCGGGAATGTGGTCATCCGTTTCCCCGGATTGAATCGCATCATCTCCTGGTACTTTCCCGATGTGGCCTGCGATCCGAGGTTCATGGCCTCCCTCTCGTCGCTTTCCGGATATTTCCCTTTGCGGACCTGTTCTGTCGTGCAGCGGCATCCGAACCCGTTGGGCGGGAGATACCAGTCCCAGAACCTGCTGGAGAGGGGAAGGGTGATCCCGTCCAGTGGACGGTGGCCCTTGCGGACCCTCTCGTCTCCGACGGTACGGTACTGCAGGTTGTAATCCTCCCCGTCCTTCTCGAAATCCTTCCATTTCGCGGCCATCAGCGCCGATGACCTGGCGAAGTTCCACTCTGTTTTCAGATAGGCCCCGTTATAGGTGTCGTTGATTGTCTGAACGTCGTTTAAAAACCGTTCAAACGGTTTTAATCCTCCGTCTTCATCGAGCAGGGAGGGAAACGCCTCGTTCAGCTCGTGGAAGGTCTTTATTCCGCTGAAGACATAGTCGGACTCCTTCAGCCTTTGCACGCTCACCTCGTCCAGCGGCACTTCCCTGACGGAAAGGTCCACGGCATTGTCAAGCAGCGCGGCGGTCTTCTTGATGAATTCCCTGACTTCCTCGTCCTCCAGCATCTCCGGGCTGAACCCCTTCTGTCTGTACAGCCATGCCATAAGCAGCAGGAAGGCCTCCTCCACCTGCGAGGTGTCGGCCTGCCGTGTGTCGTTGTCGTCTTTTTCCAGGGCCAGCGTGCTGCTCCCGTACAGCAGCGCGGCCCTCTCATGCAGCCCCGCATAGTCGGCGGGGCCTAGTCGAAAAAAGGTTTTACCAGCTGCTCCTTCCTGTCCTTTCTTGTCATTACGGGAATCTGGTACTTGTCTACGATATATTTGGGGTCCACCTCGTAGTGGTTCATCACCATGGACTCGTATGCCACCTGCTGCTCGGGCGTGTAGGTCACGCTGTCATCCCAGTCAAAACGGTATCCCTTGACCGGAAACCCGTGTTTTACCATGCGGGGGATCAGCTGCCAGTTCACCAGGTCCCTTATCATGTCGGCATCCTTGTTGATCAGGTTGTCCAGCATGTTCTCGTGGACCTTGGACTGTGAGAGCGACGCCCCGTTGTCTACGGTCATGGTCTGCGTGAGCACCGCCTTGCTTATCTCGCTGTTGCAGCGTTCTATGCGCTTGTCGTAAACATTGTACGCGTCCCCCCGTGTGGATTCCTTGATGTCGATGGTCGTCCCTTCCGGGAACAGCCCGTATGATGCGGCCCCCATGTTCCTGAGCAGTCTTTCCAGCTTGTCGAATTCCTTTGGGTCACGGCTGGTGGTCGTTCCGATACGCAAGGGGATGCCGAATATCTCCCCGAACATGTCCCAGAAGCTGGCCATGTTCTTTTTCGGGATGGTATGCAGGGCGCATTTGAGGTACAGCCCCAGGTCATGCGTGCCTCCGGCTTCCGTCACCCACCATGACACGGGTCCGTTGCGGTAGTCATACCCCGACTGCCATGTGTCGTTCTCGCTGGTGATGATCACCCCGTGTTCAGGCACGACATGGGTGCGCGGTATCAGGCTGACGCTGCTGAACACCGGCTTGTCCTCCACGGTGATGACGGGTCCCAGCTCGATGAGGGAGTTCCCGTAATATATGCTCTCAAGGCTGAGCCGCATCCACTGCTTGAACCACGGCGTTTCGAACAGCTCCCTGAGATCCTCGTTCTCGGCGCCTGACCTGTCGACGATCCTGAACCCCTTGTTCATGACGAACCCGGTACGCTGTTCCACGCATCCGGCAAGGTGCCCGTCCACATCCACGTCCGTATAGATGTTGTACAGCCGGTTCCGCCTGGGCTGCTCCACATTGATGGCCTGCTGCCATGCGTACCGCCATGACCTCAGGTCGTTGCGTGTGAGGTTCTCCGTCTGCAGCTGGAGGCTGACCGTGATGTCTCGGACCTTTTTCTGGTCCGCCCGGCGCGCAAGGTCCATATTGCCGATGCGCACCCCCTTGTTTCTTCCTTTTCCCATAATTACCAGATATAGTTGTTCCTGATCCCCTCACCTGTGCGGATCGGGTTGTAGTAGTCTTCCTGTCCGTCGGGCCCGGTGACGGTGGGGAGGTCAAGCATCACATCGGAGGCCTGCACCGCCTCCAGCCATTCCACCTGTTTGTCATACTGCGTGCTGTACTTCTCTAGGCTCATGCGGGCCGGCAGGCCCAGCGCCATCCTGTACAGCGCGATATCCGTCAGGCACCCCACCAGCGCCATGTTCCTTTCGTCACCCTTTCTGGAGAATGCGGCATCCACGTCGTACCGTCCTCTCAAGTACCCGGCGGCAAAATCCATGGCGAACCTTTCGGCAAGCAGGCGGTTCTTCTCCTTGCTCTGCTGCACGATCTTCAGGGCTTCCTCCCCGATATTGATATAGTCCTCTTCCGTTATATACATAATGGTATGTTTTGTTTGGTTGTCACCATCCTTCCTTGGGCGCCTGCCTCATTCCGATACGGGGCGGCATGGTATCCTGGCGCACCTGTTTCTGCAGCTTGTATATCGCCCCCTCGTCCGCGTCCGGGGAGTCGTCATGCGCCCGGCTTCCCTGCTCGAAGGAGAGCGTCTGGTCAATGGAGGTCCGCATGTCGGCGTCGTCCTTCAGCCTGATGTTGTACCAGACGAGCCCTCTTTCCCACAAGGGTGATATGGCCTCGATCCGTGCGAACTTGTCGGGTTTCTTGCGCGTGTCCGGCATGATGGGAAGCTGGTATCCCCTTATGTCCCCCTCCCTCTGGAACTCGTCAAGTATGGTGTCCTGCATGAAGTTCGCCTCCATATAGAAGATGGCGGCGCAGTCCTCCGGCAGGGATTCGTACAGGTCATAGAGCCAGCGTACCATCTCGCCTACGCCGCACTGCCGGCAGAACGCGCGTATGCAGTGCAGCTCCCTGTGTGATGCCGTTTTCAGCCCCCTTTTGGGCCGCCCCCACATCTTGCACGCCTTGTAGTCGTTCTTTCCGCCGCTCTTCCATGATGGGTCGACGTATACCACGATGCTTTCGTAATATTTCAGCCTGAGCATCGGCTTGTACCTTATCCATCTTTCCTGGAATACCGCCCCTTCGGTGACGGGGTTGTTCATGTATTCCTTCTGGAAGGAGCGGTATCCCATGAACTCCTCCAGTCCGTGGAGGTATTCCGCCGTGTATCTCTCGGGCCATGACGGGTTCCCGTCCCTGTCGAAAGCGTTGACGGAGCTGGTGTGCACGGTCCTGCTGTCAATGATCTTCTGCAGCACGCTGTTCTTTCCGATCAGGTTGCCCACCATGACAAACCGTCCTCCCTTTCCCCCGAAACATCCGAAGAGCGCCTCCTTGATCCACTTGGTCATCTCGCGCACCCGGGCCTCGCTGCGGCACATCTCGTCATCGTCAAGGTCATCCACCACTATGTAGTCGGGACGCATCTCCCGGAAACGAAGGCCTCGCGGCGACTGTCCCCGTCCCCGGCTGAAAAAGGCACACCGGTCCTTTGTCACGAACTCCCCTTCCTGCCAGCATCCGGCGTTGTACTGCTCGCCGAAATCCTCAATGATGTACCGGTTGGACTGCAGTTCCATCTGCAGGTCTCCCAGAAGGGCGTCCGCATTGTCCTCGCTTTTTCCGACCAGCACCATCACATGCAGCTTGCCGTTGAATTTCAGCCACAAGGGTATCCCGATGTCAAGGTGCACGCTCTTGGCATGGCCGCGCGGCCATTTGAACACGGCGCGGCAGTTGTCGTTATTGTACATATACCGGGCCGCATCGTTATGGAACCCGGCATTGGGACATTCGCAGTAGTGCCTGAGGTAACGCTGGCAGAAATAGCCGTAATCCCTGAGCGCCCGCGCGATGTTGCGTGTCCTCTCCTGGGGGGATTCCATACGGTCCTCCGATGTGATCCTGGCCAGCCGTTCGCTCTGCTGCAGCCAGCGTTTGTACGCGTCCTTCCTTTCCTGTTCCGTCATGGCTTCTTTGTGAAAAAGGGGGTTAGAAAATCATCATGCAGGCCGTGGAGCATCGCCACGACCTTGTCGGGGAGCTCCGGATAATCCTTCCGGTGTTCCATCAGCCAGTCCTCGAACCGGATGAAGGCCTCCACATAATGCACCACATTGGTGCTCCTGTCCATCTTCTCGATGGTGGCGGCCAGCTTGACCAGGTCGTCGGCTATCTTCTTTTTTTTCAGATACTCGTCAGGGTCCTCGATGGCATCATTGATGATGGAGAGGATCTTCTGCGTGACCTCCTCGCGTGTCATTCCGTAACAGGCCTTCAGCTCCCTCCATCCTTCCTGGCTGATCCACCTGCTGAGCGTCTGGCGGGCGATCCCCGTCATCTCGATGATCCTTTCCTGCGGGATTCCCTTGAGGTACAAAGCCTTGGCGGTATCTTTCGACTTATGTCCGGTTCTTGCCATAATGAATTGTTTTTTCTGCAAATATGCACCGCGGAACGTCCCGGAGTCAAGAAAATGCGCGGGCGTTGCACACAATGATGAAAGTGTTGCACACTTTTTTTGAACGCCTTCCCTCCGGATGTAAGTTTGCGGCAAAATCAGACGGAAATGGGCAAAAGAATAAGAATAAGCAACGAAACGCTGAACTGTTACGGAACATGGGTAAGGACGGACGGGGTGGACCTGTCCCAGTACGAGCGGAACCCGGTATTGCTGTGGATGCACGAGAGAGGGTGCGTCATCGGAATGGTGAAGGATATCAGAAGGGAGAACGGCGAGATTACCGGAGAGCCCTGGTTTGACGATGTCCGGGAGGAGAGCAGGATGGCCAGGCAGCAATGGGAGAAAGGCACGCTGCGCATGGGATCGCCCAATTTCGACATACTCGAACTCTCCGAAGATCCGGCGCTCCTGAAACCCGGGCAGACCTGCCCCACGGTGACCAGGTCCAAACTGGTGGAGTACAGCATGGTGGATATCGGGGGGAATGATGACAATATCAGCCTGATTTATGAAGGGAAACCGTTGAAACTCAGCAAGGGGGACGGCTCGCACAGTCTTCCCCTCCTGAAAAAAAACAATAACCAAAAAACTACACCTGAAATGAACAATGAAGAAATGAAAGCAGTCGCCCTGATGCTGGGCCTCACGGATGCCGCGACACTGACAGACGTGCAGAAAAAGATCAATCTCCTGCTGGAGTACCAGAAAGCGAACGGAGTGCTGCAGGCCGAGAAGGAGAAGCTGGAGAAAGAGCTTGACGGACTCAAGCTCTCGGGTATAACCGCCCTTGTGGATTCCGCCATCGGGGAGAGAAAGATCAGCGCCGACAGGAAGGATCATTTCATCTCCCTGGGAAAATCGGTCGGTGCGGAGTCCCTCAAATTGACCTTCGAGGCGATGAACCCCGCCCTGCGCCCTTCCGTCATACTGGCCGGAAAATCCGGAGGGCCCGCACATGCGGGAGGCTACGAGAAATGGACGGATGTGCCGGAGGAGGAGCTCAAGCTGATGCGTTCCGATGACCCGCAGCAGTACAGACGCCTGTACAAGAAGCAGTTCGGAGTGGATTGTCCTGAATTTAATTAACTAAAAATTAAAAGCGAATCATGAAAAAGAAATTTATTCTGAAATTTTTGACCGGAACGGCCTTCAATGTCATAATGGGGGTCATCCTTGCGTCAATGGTGGGGATCAGCCCCGCATACGGTGCGGCCTCGGGAATTGTTGTGCCGATGCTCCTTAAGGGATTCATGCCGGCCGGTGCCGCCATGGAGGGTGTGTACACCGAAGTATGGACGGGGGAGCTGGTCAGACAGCTCGGCGCGGGACTGACGGCATCGTTCCTTGACGGGATACCGGACTATTCCGCAAGAGTGAACAACGAGATCATCCACCTGGTGGATGTGGGCGCCGATCCGGACGTGCTGGTGAACAACACCACCTATCCCATACCCATACAGAATCTGGAGGAGAATGACATCCCCATCGGCCTGGACAAGTTCCAGACAAAGGCCACCCGTGTGACGGATGACCAGCTTTATGCCATCTCCTATGACAAGTTCTCGCTTGATGTCGAGCGTCACAGGAACGCCATCGACCGTATCCGTTACAAGAAGGCGGCGCACGCCCTGGCTCCATACAGCCATACAGGCAAGACTCCGGTGATCCCCACCAGCGGGGAGGCGGACGCCACAGGACGGAAGAAACTGACCTTGAAGGATATCATCGCCTTGAAACGCGCCCTGGACAATGCCGAGGTACCGGAAGACGGGCGCCGTCTCGTGCTATGTCCGGACCATGTGAACGACCTGCTCGAACAGGACCAGTCGTTCAAGGACAAGTTTTACAATTATACCAGCGGCAAACTCCTGAACATGTACGGTTTCCAGATATACACGTTCATCAACTGTCCGTATTACACCAAGGAGGGAGTCAAGGTTCCGTACAACCAGACTCCGGGTGAAACCGACCTGAAAGGATCCTTCGTGTTCTATGTCCCCCGCATGTTCCGTGCGCAGGGCTCGACCAAGATGTATTATTCGGCTGCGGCCACCAGCCCGCAGACCCAGGAAAGCCTGGTCAACTTCCGCCATTACTACATCGTTCTTCCCAAGAAACAGGAGGCGATCGGAGCCATCTATTCGTGGGACGGTACCACTGTCCAGAAAAAGGACCAAGAGGTTCCGACCGAGAAACGGTGGGCCCAGGTGAGACGGGAAGCGGTGGCGGCAGCGAGAGCGAAAGCAGCGTCTGAAGGAACGGATCCGGAAACCGAAGAAATCGAGCCATGACCATGACACCAAGAGGACTACGAAACAATAACCCGGGGAACCTCCGCCTGTCAGGTGACAGGTGGAAGGGACTCCGCCCGGTGCAGACGGACAAGGAGTTCTTCCAGTTCACCGACATGAGATACGGCTACCGTGCCATGCTCATCACCTTGAGGAACTACCGGAAGAAACACGGTTTGAAGACCCTCTCCCTTATGATCGGGCGTTACGCCCCGTCCACGGAGAACGACACCCGCGCCTACCTTTCAAGCGTATGCGGCGAGCTTCAGGTTCCAACCACCTACGAGCCGGACGTGGATGACAAGGGGACGATGTGCCGTCTGGCCGCCGCGATGAGCCGGGTGGAGAACGGCGTGCCTGCCGTCATGGCGGACATAGAGGCCGGCTGGGACATGATCTGAAAAATGATATGCGTATGGACTGGGGCACTGTATTCGAACTTCTCCAGCAGTGGCTGGCCCCCACGGGGTGCATAGCCATGGCAATAGGCTGGTGGCGTGACCGCAGGCTCGTCAAGGTCCGTGCGGTCAAGGAGAACGAGGGCACATACAAGCAGTTGTATGACGACCTCTCCGAGACGACTTTACATTTAAGCGACCAAATACGAAAAGTCAATGAGAAAATTATCGTTCTGGAACAGGCACTGCGTAAATGCTACCAGTGCAAGTATGCTGAGCGCTGTCCTGCTGTTGTCTGGATGCGCAGCAAACAGGGAGAGCCGAACAGCCGTCCGCTCGGGCTCTCTTCAGAGGAGCGTAACCGGGGAAATAATCTTCGGCAAGGCCCCGACGACTCTGACGAGCCTGGCACTGAAACCCGGGCTCCTCCGGACGATAGGCGGCCTTCCGGCCGGCATGGGCGTGACGGAGCAGCATGAGGGTCTGGACCTGAGGGTGGAATCGGACGGGGAAGGCGGCGTGAACGTCACGGCCGTCTCACATGCCCGGCCGGAGATTACCGTAAGGGAGACCTCGGACCTGAGATGGGAGTCAGAGGAGGCTACGACCGAGGAAAAACAGCCGGTTCCCTCTTTTTGGGAGCGGACAAGGACGAAGGTGTTGTGCTGTTTTGTCCTCCTGCTTCTCTTCTGGGGGCTCCGGCGGTTTAAAAACAAATCAAAGAACAATTAAAACATGAATCATTATGCCAGAAACGAATACCGGCGCCATCTATGGCGTGAAAGCTCTTAAACATAACGGGAAGGCTCTCGGGCTGATATCCGAGGACGGGCTGCAGCCCGGAGGCGACTCGCCTTCCAAGACCCGCATCTGGGCGGCGCAGAAACGCAACGCGCCGTTCGCCGTGCTCAAGTCCACACCGGGCACCAAGACATGGACGTTCACGCTCATCGAGTTGTCCGCGGACAACATGATACAGGTGATGGGCGGAACGAAGGAAAGTACCGGAATCTACGTGCCTCCTACGGAGGACAAGGACGTGCAGGGCGTGTTTGACATCGAAACCGTGACCGGCCACACGATCCGGATCTACAACGGGGTGCTCACCTGCAATTTTGCCAACGGCATCAACTTCAGCAACGTGCTGGGCATCGAGTGCGAGCTGGAGATGCAGGAGGCCGGGGAGAATCCTCCCTACAAGATCTTCGCCCCGGGTGACGTCGTACCGGAATATTCCGAGTCATGACGGAGGACAGGGACACACGGTGCCAGGCGGCGGACATGCTGCTTGACATCGGCATCCGCATTCCGGTGATGCCGCTCAGGCCCTTTAAAAAACGCCCCGGGAAATCCTTCCTTGTCATGCGCCGTCCGCCCGCCGGGGCGGTCATCCGCATAGCAAGGCGGTACCTGGAGCTCGGCGTCACCCCGGAGGAGATCAGGGCGATGGACTATGAAGAAAGGATGCGGTTCGTGGCGGAAAAGGGAAAGGCGGTCAGCCGGATGGTCGCGCTGGCCGTATGCACCGGATGGCTCTCGGGGATGCTGCTCTCCGGCCCTGTGGCATGGTACCTCAGATGGAGGGTGCATCCGGCGATGCTCTCCGCCGCCCTCATCGAACTGCTCAGGGGCATGGACATACAGCCTTTTTGCAATACTATTCCATTGGCGTCCAGGACAGCGGGGCTGCTGGAGCCGATAGGAAGCCGGGAAAGGAAAACGGGTTAACGGGCCGGCAGGAAGGCCCCCATAGCGTTTTCGGAATCATCGCGCAGGCGATGGAGCGGTTCGGCCGTACAAAACGGCACATCCTGTGGAAGATCAGCTACGCCGAGCTGATGCTGATGAACACGGATGTCAGCCGGTACGTGACCAAGGAGGAGCTCCTGGAAAGGGAGCGCAACCGTAGGCCGGACAAATTCACCACTGAATATTTTCAAACAAAACTCGGAGGATAGGAATGGAACCTGTAAGACTGGAGATACTGCTTGACGACAAGACCCTGAAGGGGATGCGCTCGGTGGAGGGCAACCTGGGCAATATGAGCCAATTTGCCAAACTTGTCATCGCACAACTGGAGCAGGAGCTTGCGACCCTGCAGGAACGGTTCAGACAGGCCATGGCCGCAGGTACGAATACCGACGCCCAGATGGCGGATATCCAGGCGCTGCAGGGAGTCATCAGACAACTGAAGACGGAATTGCAGGATCTGGAGGCTGTTAAAAGAAAGACGAGCTCCACTCCCGTAGCCGGACAACAGGTTACTGCAAGCATAGAGGATATCACAAAGAAAACGAATAATTTGCGGCTGCAGTTCCAGCAGGTTGCGCGTGAACTACCCTCCCTTGCCATGGGGCCGCAGATGTTCATTCTTGCTATTTCCAATAATCTTCCGATGTTGACGGACGCCATCAGGGACGTGCGTCAGCAGAACGAGTTGCTGATGCGGTCCGGGCAGAAAGGCGTGCCGGTGTGGAAGCAGCTTGCCGGCTCATTATTCTCATGGCAGACAGCGCTTGTCGCGGCCATATCGCTCGGAATAGTGTACGGAAAGGACCTATGGGAATGGGTGAAAAATATCGGCAAGGCCAACAAGGAGCTGACAGCCGCACAGAAAGCTGCGGAAGACCTGAACGCTGCATCAAAAAAAGCAGTGTCCTCCAAAGCAGATGAGATCTCCCGGCTGAGAATCCTGTATTCCGCCACACAGGACGTGACCCGTAGCGAAAGGGAACGGAACAAGGCTGCGGACGAGCTGCAGAAGATCTATCCCCAGTATTTCGCCAATCTCACCAACGAGGCGATCTTGGCGGGTAACGCCGCATCAGCCTATGACAGTCTGACACAGGCCCTTATCCGTGCCGGGCAGGCGAAAGCCAGCGAGGATATCATAGCGGACTATACTAAACAGGACTGGCAGCTCCAACGTGCCATGAATGCGGACACTAACTGGACTAACCGTAACAGGGAGGAATACAGGGACGCGAAAAAGCGGCAGGCTGAATATAACAAATGGGTCCGTGAGAATACTACACGCCAGGGATCCAATCTTGTGAAATGGGGATTGGGGATGTATTATGACTCTACGGAAGACGGCAGACTGATTGCCGAATTCGAGCGCCGGACGGCGGAACTTGAGAAGAATGCAAAAAAACGCGCTGACATACAAAAAAATATAGAATCCGCTGCTAAGTCCGTCAATGTGACCGATTACATCACAGGAGGCGGAGGAGAAAAGGAAAACAAAGATACGGGCAAATCGGCTCGGGATTATCAGGACGAGCTCGCCGACGCCCGTATCAGGGCGCAGCAGAAACTTGAGGCGGCACGCATATCGGTCATGCGGGAAGGTATAAGGAAACGCCAGGCCCTTGCAAGGCAGGAGCTTGACGAGTCGCTCGCACAGATCGACAAGGAAGAGCGTGACACCCTCAAGAAAATGGACGAGGCCGAGAAGAAACGGGGTGTGAAGTCCACGCCCGAGGAAAGGCAGGCCGTAAGGGACAATGCGTCTCAGCAGCGTCTTGTCGCCTACCAGCAATATGCGAAGGAATTCTATACCGCCGACAAGGAATGGCAGGAGAAGGACCTGCAATCCTGGATTGACTATAACAAGGAATACGGGACATACCAACAGAAACGTCTGGCCATCATGCGGGAATATACCCTTAAATCCTCGAAAGAGGGGCTGAACGGGAATGACAAAAGGATGCTGGCCCGACAGCGCGACGAGGCACTGTCCGAACTTGATTTCAACGAACTGAAGAACACCATCAACTGGGATGTCATCTTCGGCAATCTGGACAAGGTGACAAAAAAGGAGCTGCAGAAGGTAAAGCGGCAAATAGTCAGTTTCCGCAACAGCCCGGAATTCAAAAAAAACGCCACTCCGGAACAGATACAGGTCATCGAGGAAGCCATCGGGAAGATCGACAGCGAGGTCATTGAGAAAGGAGGTCTGTTCGGCAACCTGACCGAATCCATACGGGAATACTCCGAAGCGGTTGATGAACTGACAGCCGCGCAACGGGATTATGACGAGGCCGTGCGGCAATACGGGGCGGACAGTGCGGAGGCGGAGGCCGCTAGAAAGAAAAGGAACAAGGCGGAAGCCGGAGAGCGCAATGCCGGGAACAATCTGGAAGCCTCGAAGGATAAGGCGGTGAGAAACATCACCGCCGTGGCCGATGCGATGAACACGCTGGGCGAAGCGGACATGAGCCTGTCATCCTTCGGAAGCGCGGTCGGGTCTCTGGTGGACACGCTGTCCGCATCCGGAAGCAAGATTGGCGGCATCATTGCGGCCATACTGGCTATCCTTGAGCAGATCGGGCAGAAAGGTCTGGAGGGTTTTGTCGGCAACATTCTCGAATCCGTCATGCACGCCGCAGGAGGATTATGGGACAGCATCGGACGTCTGTTCGGTGTCAAAGGACTTGGAGGCATCTTCAAGGGGGCCGACTATTCCGGCTATAATGAGATGGTCGACCAGTACAACCGCCTGAACGAGATATGGGACGAACTGATCGACAAGAAGAAGGAATATATAGAGACCAGCTACGGCACCGAGGCACAGAAGGTCGGAGAGGAAGCACTAGCCCTCCAGCAGACCGCCATTGATTCTTACCGGATACTAGGCAGGGAACGTCTGAATTCGGGAGCCAGCACGGGATCGCACTCGATTGGGGTGCGGCAGCGCAAATGGATGTCCTCGGAGGACTGGGCGGCAGCCGGCGCGGCCCTGGGAGAAGACTTCTACAGGTACGGGATCGGGGAAGGACGTATGACCGGGCTGTTCGACCTATCTGTGGAGCAGTTGGAGAAACTGAAATCGGAAGCTCCCACATTCTGGGCCAAGCTGGATGATGATGTCAGAAATTATCTGGACAAGATCATTGACGGCTCGGAAAAACTGGGTGACATACAGATCCAGATAAAGGAACAGCTCACGCAGATATCTTTTGACAACGTGCGTGACGCCTTTTATGACACACTGCTTGATATGGAAAGCGGGGCGGAGGATTTCTCGGAGGATTTCAGCGGGTACCTGCAGAAGGCTATCCTCAAGACAAGTATGTCGAAAGTCTACGACAAGAGGCTTCAGGAATGGTATGACAAGTTTGCCAACTACAATAAAGAAGGGGGGATAGATACCGGGGAATACAAGGATCTCCAGCAGGAATGGAATGACATTGTGAAGGATGCTCTGGAGGAGCGCGACTCGCTGAAGGATATCTTCGGATGGACATCATCGTCCTCCTCCTCCCAGTCCGGCCGGGCCGGAACCGTCACCTCCATGACCGAGGAGACGGCCGGAAGGCTGGAGGGGATCGGCAACGCGGCCCTTGACCGTATCATCAGCATTGACAACAACCTTACGAGGCATCTCGAGGGGATGGCGACATCCCTGGGCAAAATTGCGGGGAATTCGGAGTACCTCAGACACCTCGAGACGATAAACGAGAACATCGCGGAGCTCCGGCGCGGTGTGAAACTGAAAACATAGGACTATGGAAGTGGAGGAAGGACTGCTGAAGATAAACGGGACGGACATGGCGTCCCTGGGATGTTTCCTGTACGAGGAAAACGCGGGGGACCATACCAATTACGACTCGCTGATGAAGCCGCCGAAGATGAAGGAGTACACATCCGTCAGCTACCGGGAGCTTGACGGCGAGGAGCTGCCCGAAACCCTGCTTCCCCGCTACGAGGCGAGGGACATCACGCTGAAGATGGCGGTGGTCGCGGATACACGGGCCGGGTGGTTCAATAACTACAACGCCGTGCTTGCCTTGCTGAAGTCCGGATGGCTGACGCTGGATGTCCCGGAGATAGGCCGGGTGATGAAGGTCTATCTGAAGGAATATACCCGGTACAGCCAGTTCACGACAATCAGAAGTACCGGCCAGCAGATAGCCGGATTCACGGTCACGCTGCGCGAGCCGAAACCTTTTTCAAACAGTGATTAAAAACGATTTAAAAGCATCATAGATGGAACTTGCGATCTACAACAGGCAGGGAACCCTGAAAAGGAAGGTCAGTCCCGACTCATCGTCCCGGTGGACCGAGGAGGTGGGAACAGAATTCGTGGTGACGGTGAACTTCACCACCTGGGAGTTCTTCGTCCTGTCGGTCGGCGACTATGTGGAGATATCGGGAAAGCGGTTCTCCATAAAGAAGGAATACCGCCCGAAAAAGACCGACACACAGAAATACACCTACAATATCAGCTTCTACGGCCGCGAGCACGACATGCAGGACCTGTTGTTCTGCCGTCTGAACCAGGGGGAGGACGACCTTGAGTCCGTCTTCGCCTATGACGGCACGCCGATGGAAATGCTGGAAAAGCTGGTGGCGAACATGAACCGCAACACCGACGGTGTGACGTGGCGTGCAGGCCAGGCCGTCACCGGCGACCGGAAGACCATCAACTTCAACGGCCTGTTCTGCTGGGATGCGGCAGGCGAGATAGCCGGTGCCTGGGAAACCGAGTGGTGGTTGGACGGGGAATACCTGAACATAGGGAAATGCGAACACGGCGAACGGGTCACGCTCGGCTATATGAAGGGATTGAAGACGGGACTGACCCAGAATGAGAACTCCAATTCGATCAAATGGTTCACACGGCTGATCCCCGTAGGCTCAACCAAAAATATTGACCCGTCAAAATACGGCTACACCCATCTGCAACTGCCGTCACGGGACAAGTATATCGACCTGAACACTCAATTGGGCCTGAAGGAGCATCGCGAGGAAGCGGCCTTTGAGGATATATTCCCGCACCGTCTGGGTACGGTGTCATCGGTAAGGTCCGAGGAGCAGACCAATACGGACGGGGAGGAATACACCGTCTATTATATCAAGGACAAGGATCTCCCCTTCAATCCGGATGAATACATGATCGGTGAGGAGGTGATACACATCACTTTCGAAAGCGGCGACCTCTCCGGAAGGGAGTTCGAGTGCAACTGGCATAACGGCACACAGGAGTTCGAGATCATCAACACCTACCCGGACGACAACACCCAGATACCGGGAGGCAACATCATACCTCAGGCCGGTGATACGTATATCCTGACGAACATCCGCATGCCGGATGAGTATTACCCGATAGCGGAAGAACAGTACAAGCAGGCGGTTGACAGCTTCCTGACAGAATACAGCAAGGACATATCCATCTATTCTGGCGACACGGATTACATCCATGTGGATAAAAACAGTGTGCCGTTATCGCTCGGGCAAAGGGTGAGACTGGAGGACGCGCAGTATTTTGAGGCCGGATATATTGACACCCGCATCACAAGGATAGAGAGGAAACTGGGCAATCTTTCCGAGGCTTCCATTGACTGCTCGTCGGCGGTCAGCACCTCATGGAAGTCATCCGTGGACTCGACGTTGAACAATCTGGAATACACGCTGGCGCAGGAGATGGCGCAGGCCAATGTCCGCCTGCTGAAGACCGGCGATATGGAGAGCCCGAGCGACTATACGGCTTTCTCCTCCCTGAGGGCTATAGGAACCTTCCTGAGAAAGAACATAGCGGATATCGCCAGCGAGATCATCACTTTTCTCAAAGGTCTGAGGGTCGGCAAGTTTGTCACAGGCCTTGTCGGCGGCAGCGGTGCGGCCATCTGGTTTGACAAGAACGGCAAGACAATAGTCGAAGCCGACAAGGCGATGTTCCGTGAGGAACTGATAGTACCGCAGATCACGTTCAACTGCATTGATGTGATAAGTGGTGACAAGGCGAATTCGTTCGCATACGGAAGAATAAAGACCGTTGACACGGAAAACCGCACGGCCACGCTGGAACTGCTTGAGGGGCAGTGGGGCACGTTACATGTAAGTGATATCTGCCGTGGCATACTTCACAACATATCCGGCAGCAACAATACGAAGGATGAATACGGTCCTAACGGATTCATGGAGTATTCCGGATACGCCACCTCATACTTTACCCCCACTAGAATCATCGAGAATGAGGCAGGAAACATGAAGTTTGAATACGCTCTTCAGGCAGGAACAAGCGTGCATCCTCTTCCGGGTATGAACTTCTTCGCATACGGCAACTTTACTGACAAGGACAGACAGGACATTACCTATGAGAACAGATCTTACTTGCGCAGATTGGTCAACGTGAACACATGGGTAATAGATCCGGATGTGAACATCGCTTATCAGAACGGAAACCTGAGTGGTCTTACAGTCAACGGGCAGGTGATGGACGGTTATTCTTCATTCCAAGACAAAGTATACATAAGGGGAACAATAAAACGACTCAAACCCAACGGTGAAGTGGCTATGGACTTAAGCTATGAGGGTGTATGGCAATCAGGCAGGCATTATGATTACTACGATAGTGTGACGTATAACGGCAGCACATGGGCGTGTCTGAACAAGAACGGTTCGTCCTCTGAGCCGGGTACGGACGCTGACTGGCAGGAGATCGCATCCAAAGGTAGCAAGGGTGACAAGGGTGACGGTTACACCCAGATGGGGCAGTTTAGGACAGGAATGGTCGTTCCCAAGATGGGTGTCGTTTCGATGGGTGGCGGCTCTTATGTAGCCAAGGCATCCACTACCAATCCTCCCTTGTGGTGTTGGACTGACAATGCCGGCAACCGGTTCACTTTCAACGATGGCGGATATGTGCTGACGGGTGAGGTGAATACTACTGAATATGACGTATTAGCTGAACCGGGAAGAGATGGTACGGACGGAATCAATGGCACCGACGGTGTTCCCGGTACTCCGGGAAAGGACGGGAAGACCTATTACACGTGGATACGCTATGCGGATGACGATCAGGGAAACGGAATCAGCAATGATCCCACAGGAAAAGCATACATCGGACTGGCATACAACAAGGAAACCGCTGTGGAAAGTAACAATCCGTCCGATTACAAATGGAGTGACATCAAGGGCGAACCGGGCGTTCCGGGTGCTGTCGGTGCCGACGGGAAAACCTATTATACATGGATAGCCTACTCGGACAACGCGGACGGAAGCGGAATGTACCAGCAGCCGAATAACAATACCAAATACATAGGCATCGCGGTAAACAAGGAAACCGCCACAGAGAGCAGCAATCCTGCCGACTATACGTGGTCGCAATTCAAAGGCAACAAGGGTGACAAGGGTGACGGTTACACTCAGATGGGGCAGTTCAAGACCGGAATGGTCGTTCCCAAGATGGGTGTCGTTTCGATGGGTGGCGGCTCTTATGTAGCCAAAGCATCCACTACGAATCCTCCCTTGTGGTGTTGGACGGATAATGTCGGCAACCGGTTCACTTTCAACGATGGCGGATACTGCTTGACGGGTGAAATGAATACAGCCGAATATGACGTATGGGCTGAGAAGGGCGATACCGGAGAAAAAGGCGACAAGGGTGATGATGGTGAAAAGGGGGACAAAGGAGATAAGGGAGATCAGGGCGTACAAGGAATACAGGGCTGTATCATACGGGATTCCGAATGGACAACCGGGGTAACGTACAGAAATGACGAAGCCCTTACAAGCGGCACGCGGTATATTGATATCGTAATGGTGAGAAACAATAGTGCGGTGGACGGATGGGATGTTTATAAGTGTATTAAAACACATACATCTTCGTCTTCTATAACCTATACCAACACTACCTACTGGACGGAATTAAGTAATGTTGGTCCCATCTATACCAGTCTTATTATTGCCAAGAACGCCAGTCTTGATTTCGTCCAAGGCAATGAGTTGATAATAAAGGACTCAAATAACAATGTTGTAGCCGGTCTTACAGGAGGAAGCAGCAAGGAAGCCGGTACGACACCTGTAAGGATATGGGCTGGCGGTGGTGTTCCGGGCAGTGCTCCGTTCCGAGTGGATCAGGAAGGGAATCTTGTTGCATCAAAGGCGAATATTACGGGAACAATATCTGCTACGGGTGGAACAATAGGCCCATTTTCCATCTCTTCGTCAAAGCTGTCGTCAAGAACTCTTTATGAGAGTGAGACAAATAAATACGTAGGCTTCAACTTGTCAGCCCAAGAGATTGAGTTTTATAACGAAAGAACGGGTGCAAACGTAAAAATCGGAGGAAATACGAAATATACTCTTGAAGGGTTAAGTCTTGATGCCGGAATTAATATACAGAGTTCAAACGCCTTAATCGGGATGCACATTAAAACCCTAAGTATTCCCCTAATGGTGGAAGGTGGTAACATTTACCTTCATCCGGACACGACTAGTAACACATCTATACATGGACTTGTACTGAATGCAAGGGTTGTGAATACTAGCGTGACTTTAAACGATAATGATGATATAATATCATTTACCAATTCATCCGATATAACAGTCAAAATGCCTAATCATATATACTATGGAAAGGTATTATTTATGAAGAAATACAGTGGAAATAAAGTGACACTTACGGGTGGCACTTTTGTAAATTCGAATAGTGCAGCTGAAATTTCGACTTTAGAACTTGACAGAAACAGTATGATGTTCATAGGTGATGCAAGGGGTAATTGGATAATTTATTATTGCGGATAATCAAAATAGCAGGATATTATGAAAATAGATTTTACAAAATTCCCCTGTTATACAGGGATAAAGAAGGATATCAGAGTTGAGATGGATATTGCGGAGTCATTGGCTAATGCCATATACACAAATGTTCCGGGCATAGCCGCCAGTTCTCTGGCTCATAAGATTTACTCTGGCAAAGGAGAAGTAGATTACGATGAACGGGAAATACGAATTATACGCGACTGTACGCCGTTGTTTTCGGGAGTTTATGCGGATTCCATAAACGATTATTTGGACACAAAAGAAAAGGAGGAACAAGGATGATATTACAAGCAGGTTATGATTGTTATCTGACACAGGTTGAGGATACGCCTCTGTCGGAACGAAGATTTGAAAATCAGGTTTTGATAAACAGCCCTGAGGATGTGGCCGTGTGGAAAGAGATCACATCGAAGCAGAAGGAGCAGATGATTGCCGAAGCATCATTTATTGATGTGGCGGCTATAGACGTTGAAGCACTTGACCGTGTGGATACGTTGCTCAATGATATCTCAGCGAATATCAACAATGCCGGGCTTACTACAGAAGAAGCATTGTTAAAGAAAGACTATTTTCCGGCATGGGAGGATCTGATAGGTACGGAAGTTGATGTGTCGTTCCGGTTCCGCTATGATGGTACACTCTACGAGGTTGTACAGAAACATACACCGCAGGAGGACTGGAAGCTGGGAACGGGTACGGAATCCTTGTACAAGGTTGTGCAGATAGAACACTCCGGTACATTGGATGATCCTATACCTTGGGTACATAACATGGTACTGGAGGAAGGCAAGTATTACACTGATAAGGAAGTTCTTTATCTCTGTATCCGTGACAGTGGAATAGGCATGGCATTCGATTTGGAAAATCTTGTTTCGGGTGGCTATGTTCAAGTGGTAGAAAATCAAGTAGTAATAAATAATTAAAAAAAATACGATTATGGCAGATAAAAAATTAAATGAAGTATCGCAGTTGACGGACTTTGATTATGCGTTGGTTGTAAAAGGAAATGACGTGGCAAAAGTTACAAAACAGCAATTAGCTACAATCCTGGGGGGACTGATTGGCGTTGCAACCGCTACAAAGAACGGTCTATTAGATAAAAAATATTCAACTGGAAATATAAGTATGCAAGGCATGGTTATTGATTTTAAGGTAGAAGATAATGTATTTTATACTACTTCATCAATAATAGAATTATATGTATATTCAACTGGTATGGTTGGATATTATAGAATACTAACATTGCCTGAAGGTAGTTCAAAAATAAAAATCAAGTATCTAGGGCAAAACTGTTGTGACTTTAAATTTAGTGACAATAAACTGTACGTGTTACCAAACAACTCAGACATAACTATAACATATAGATTTGTATTAGGGAGACGTTATGTGCCTATTTTTTCATCGGTTCCCATCTCTGATTTTACGAATATAACTGGTGATATAATTACGCCTACGGAGGAATAATATTAGAGCTGGGGGAACTTCTGCCGGATTCTTTGGGATTTTTAAGAGGATATAATAATCCAGCTTCTCTTGATACAAACATTAATGGCATCTATAATACGAATGAAAGTGTTCAGGGAACATGGCCTTTATATGCTCATAAATATGGTGTACTAGTTGTCCTATGTTCAAAATCATTTGGTGCCGCTCAAATTTACATATCGGATGGTACCGAAAATATTTATGTGAGAAAATCATATAACTTAGGAAAAACATGGGGAGAATGGTTGCTTATTAAAGGAGTAAATATTACCTAATTCCCTCTGGGGGGATTGGCGAACCGTATCTTGGGTATAAAAAAACGGATGGT